CCGGCGTTTAAGAGCAAGTACGCCGACCTGTCCGAAGTCGTGGAAGCCGTGGTTCCCGCGCTGAACAAGGCGGGGATCGGCGTGATGCAGTTCCCGTCCTATGACGGCGAGCTGGTTGGCGTCACGACGGTGCTGATGCACGAGAGCGGCGCGACCGTCACTGGAACGCTGCACCTTCGCCCGTCAAAGAGCGACCCCCAAGGCGTCGGGTCTGCCGTGACCTATGCGCGGCGGTATTCGCTCCTTGCCATGACGGGGGCGGCGCCGGAAGATGATGACGGCGCCGCAGCTAGCGGGCCGCGTCAGGCTCCGCCCGTGGCCGCCAAGCCCGCCCCGCAGCCGACGTTGACCGAGCGCGCCAACCGCCTCGCCGCGACGCTGGAAGCCGCCAAGACGCAAGACGACTTGCGCCGCACCTTCGACCGCGCGGCGGGCCTGTGTGCCGATCTGGACGCCGCCGACCCGGAGCGCCTGGTTGAATTGACGGCGCTTTATGAGCGGCTGTTTCTCGCGCTGGACGGCATCCCCGCCGGGGCGGTGGCGGCATGAGCGCGGCGCCGTACCTTGACCGACACACCATCACCGCCAAGGGCCTAGCCGACGCCTTGCGCGAGGGCGGGTTTGCTGACGATGAAGACCTTATTGCGGACGTGATTGAGGGCGAGACGGACGCGATGGAGGCGGTTTCCCGCTTGCTCCGGTGGATGAACGAACGGCAGGCCACGGCGCAAAGCCTTAAGGCGCTGGAAGGCGACTACGCCGCCCGGCGTAAGCGGTTCGAGGAGGCGGTTAAATCCGCCCGTGGCGCCCTCGCCCGGTTCATGGACGAAACCGGCCTGGCGAAGATCGAACGCCCCGAGGCGACGCTTTCCATGCGGCAGGGTTCGCCGTCCGTCATCTACCCGGCGGACCTTGACCCCGAAACGCTCCCCGAGAAGTTCCGCCGCTGGACGTGCGAAGCCGACAAGGCCGCGATCAAGGACGCGATGCTGGCTGGCGAGGAAGTGCCGGGCCTGACGCTTTCCAACGGCGGGACCTCGCTTGCGGTGCGCGTGAAGTAATGTCCCGCCCCCTCGTCATCCTCAACACCAAGGCCAACCGGCAGACCGCCGCCAACTGGTGCATGAACGCCCCGGAGGGAACGCAAGTCGAGTTCCGCGAGCGCCTTCGGACGGACGATCAGAACCGGAAGATGTGGGCAAGCCTGACTGACCTCGCCCGCCAGCGCCCGTTCCACAACGGCGTCAAGATGAACCCCGACACATACAAGGCGATGCTCATGCACGCCCTTGGCCATGAGACGCGGTTTATCCCGACCCTGGACGGCGACGGCGTGTTCCCGCTCGGCTTCCGCTCCTCGCGCCTGACCATTCCCGAGATGAGCGACCTTCTGGAATTGCTCCACGCCTTCGCCGCCCGTGAAGGCGTCACCCTAAACCAGACAGAAGCAGCATGAAGCCCACCCTAACCCTTACGCGCTGGGCCGCACTGAAGGCGCTGAAAGCCTCTATCGCCTTGCGCCGCCGCCCGTTTTTGGCGCGGGAGTTGATCTACGCCGGAGGGCGCAGGGGACGTATGATTGCCGCCACCGGGCCAACCATGGAGAGCTTGCGAAACGCTGGTTGGATTGAGGCCGTCCCCGTCTGCGAGCCCGGCGAGGCGATGCCGTTTAGGTCGAGCGGGCCGATGATGGCGTGGCAGGTCACGGAGGCCGGTCATGCTGCGATCGAGGCATGTCCCGACACATTCCCGAACGGGCCGGTATGTGATGGGAAGGCAGCTTAATGGCCAGCCCGTCAGAGAGGGCCAGGTTTACAGCCGCAGTCCATCGTCGTGAGGCGGAGGTTCGCCGGGCGTCTGAATACGCTCACCAGCGGGCGTTTGCCGATGTTCTGGACGCATGGGCCAACGACGCCGAACACCGCGCCACAGAGGCCGAGAGAGGCCAGCAGGGGGAGTTGTTCGCATGAGCAAGGAAACCGACCAATGACCAAGACACTGGTTGAGAGACTGCGAGAGTGGGAGCGTATTGAGCGCGTCGCCGACCTGCCGCGTGACCCGCGAGATACGCGCGTCGCCGATCTACTGGCGGAGGCCCGGTCTCGCATAGAGGAACTAGAAAGGGCGCTGGGGATGATCGCCCTGACTGGCAACGCAGACATCGCCCGCCAAGCCCTCTCAGACAAGGGGTAGGGGATGAGCAGGGCGGAAACGAGCCCCCACGTCTTGACCTTCGGCGAGGTCTGCGACCTGTTGCGCGTGTCGGATAAGACCCTGCGCTCGATCATCGCCAAGGGCGACCTACAGGCCCGCAAGGTTGGCGCAACGTGGCGGGTAAGGTCTGATGACCTGAACGCCTATCTGGAGGCCCCATGTCCCTCTACAAGCGCGGCGACGTCTGGCATTACGACTTCACCGTCAAGGGCGCCCGCTACCGCGCGTCAACCGGGCTCCGTAGTAAGACTGCCGCGCGCCAGGTCGAAGACAGAGAGCGTGAAGCCGCGCGCTTGGGCCGACCTTCTCGCGCCACGCTGACGCTGGAGGAGGCCGCCAACAAATGGTTTCTCGCTCGCTGCGCCGATACGAAGTCTGCAAAGACGACCGCTATCCGGCTTGAGATCCTGCTGCGCCATATTCCGCCGCACACCGCCATCGACACCATCGACGCGCCGGAAGTTTCCGAGGCCATTGCCAGCCGACGCATGGACACGACGCGCCAAAGCGCCAAGGGCGAGCGCCGGGCGCCGTCTAACGCCACAGTAAACCGCGACATTATCGACACCACACTTCGTCCGATCCTGAACTATGCCAAGCGGACCCTTAAGCAGCCCGTGTGCGATATCGATTGGTCAGAGCTGCGCCTGTCAGAGCCCCGCGAACGGGTGCGGTCATTCGTGCCCTCCGAGGCGCAGGCGCATGAAGACAACCTGCCATCCTGGCACCGCCCGGTGCGCGCGTTCATCGCCCGCTACGGCGTCCGCTTGAGAGAGGCGTTCTTTCCGCTGTCAGCCATAAACACCGACACATGGGAAATCACCGTGCGCGGCCCCCGTCGCAAGAACGGCAAGCCGCACGTCATCCCCCTGCTGCCGGACGACGCCGCCGACATAGCCGCCCGGCTAGGCCGCGCACAGGCCGCAGGACTGGATACGGTATGGTTTAGGGAGCGGAGAGACGGCAAGCTCACAGCCATCCACTGGCGAGGCTTCCAGAGCGCGTCAAAGGCCGCATTGACCCGCGCCAACATCCTCGACGCCCGCCCGGCTCACGACCTCCGCCACCACGCGGGGACGGCAATTATGCGCGCAAGCGGCAACCTGCGCGTGGTCCAAGAGCTACTTGGACACGACAACATTCAATCCAGCGCCCGCTATGCGCACGCGGATCGGTCGGACGTTCTCGCCGCGCTCCAAAAGGTGGAAACGCCTCGTGAACAGACTGTGGGGGATTTTGTGGGGGGTAAGGCTCCGAAAGCCTCCTGATGTTCCCCGCGCGTTCCGGCGCTGGCGACACTATCAGGCTTGCCACACCGGGGCGCTTTCCCTTATGCAGCAAGGGCGCGGATGTGGCGGAACTGGTAGACGCACTGGATTTAGGTTCCGCTGCCGTTCCTTATGGGGCTTGGCTTTGCGGGCGAGAAGCGCGGCGTTGTGGCGCTGGCGTGACGCAGGCTCCTAAAACGCCCCCTACCCTTCTCCCAGCCCCTTCTCGACTAGACGGCGGATGGCTTCGGAGCGGTTGCCGGGGATGCCGTGTTCGTCGGCCCAGGTATCGACGCGGGCGAGCTGGTCGGGCTCCATGCGAACCAGAACCGGCTTGCGTCCCGTGGGGGGGCGACCCCTTTTTCTGATATTGCCTATTGCGTCCGTCATGGGATTAGGTAATATCACATAACAGCAACGGAGCAACCCCGATGAACACGACCTACCGCACCGACTGGATCGACCCGACCGATCCGCATCGCAACTGCGTTGACGTGTCTTACCACGGAGACGATCTCGCCGCCGCCCGCGCGATGGCCCGCAAGATGAGCAAGGCGACCGGCTCTGCCTACGTCATCAAGACCGTTGACGGGCAAGATGTCGCCCACCTTCCGCACACCGATGGCCGCGCCGATGGTGGCTGGGACTCCTGACCACTTCACCAAGGGAACACGCCGTGTCACTTTCGACCACCTATAAGGGCCACTCCTGTAGCTACTCCGAGAACCAGGACACTTGGAATTGCTATGAGCTGGAGTTCTACGGCTTCGCGACCCTGACGGCGCTAAAGCGCAAGATCGACACGCACGAGCGAAAGAAGCGCAAGCTGGCCGAATTGATCCCGGCCTATCGCATCTCCCATGACGGCAAGATTGACCGCGTGGCGATCTCCGTCATTGCCGACAAAGAGGTCAAGCAGACCCAATCGTTTCAGCGTGGCGTTACGGTCGGGAGCGCGTGGGTGCTGCGGGAAACGCGGGAGGGGCTGAACAAAGAGCGGTCAAAGGAGTCTCTCGACCAGCTTGTGCCCGCCACTCCCGAGAATGAGACGATGCTGCGAACCTATCGGACGCTCCGCGAAGAAGCCGAGGCCGCGCGCAACGCTGCCAAGGATTTCGCCGAGACCATCCCCCGGTTTACCTATGACGAACTGGTCGCCGCTGGCGTGACGCTCGCCGACACCGAAGACGCCTAAACGCAGAAAAGGCCCCCGGCTTTCACCGAGGGCCATTCTAGCGGGGTCTTGTGTGACGAGCCGTCCCGAACTAGCCCCCGACCATCACGGCCAGAGCCGCCACCAGGGCCGGGGCGTCACCGTTTCCCGGTGAGCATCCACGATAGCCACGGCTGCGGCTCTACGGCCATCGCACACGGTCAACGCGGCCTCTTGGCGTAGTGCTAGCGCCCCGAGATCGCCAACGGTCTCCAAAGGCCCCACGTCGGCTCTAGGGCAGGGTTCCCGCAGGATCGGCGGCACGTTGATCGTCAGGGGCTTGGGGCTCCCCGCGCATGACGCCAATAGACCCGCGCAGAGCATCAGTGAAAGCGGGATCGAGGCGCGCATTGGCCCCCGGCGCTGACTGGACGACATCGACTTGCCTTTCCGCTTCCTGACGCACGACAACTTCCGTTCGCACCGTCCGCTCGATTATGCCCGTGGTCTGTTCGGCGAGTTCCTGGCCCTGTTCGGCGACTTCGGCGCGGGCCTTGGCATCCTTGGCCGCTCGCCATTGGAACCAGCCGATGGCCAGCAGGAGGACCAGCGCGAGAGCGGCAAGCGAGGCGATTAGGGCGCGGGCTTGAGTCACTTCGGATACTGAGCCCACGGGAGCCTTTGACTGATGGTCCGCATGTGTTAGCTTTCATCATGGTTGAGACGTGGAAATCGGTGGTCGGATACGAGGGCCGCTATGAGGTCAGCGACACGGGGCTCGTGCGTTCGGTCGCCCGCTCGGTTGCGAATACTGCGACCAGTTCGCGGATGCTTGCGGCTGTGATCCTGGCGCCTTTTGTCCATCGCGGCGGCTACATGGTGGTTAAGCTGAGCCGGTCGCGGCAGAAGACGAGCCACTACGTCCACCGCCTAGTAGCCGAGGCGTTTCTCGGCAGCGGCGAGGCTCGGCAAGAGGTTCTTCACGCAGACGGCGACAAGAAGAACAACCGCCTTGAAAACCTCTCGTGGGGAAGCCGCCGCGACAACATGCGCGATCGGCACCGCTTGGGAGAAGTGGCCAAGGGTGAGCGGCATGGGATGGCCAAGCTCACGGAAGATGCGGTGCGCGCGATATTGTCCGACACCCGCTATCACCACCTTGTTGCAGCCGACTATGGCGTATCTCGCTCGATGATCAGCATGATCAAGCGCGGTAAGCACTGGCGTCACTTGGCCGGGTAGGCACTCCAGCTTAACTCCCAGTGAGGCCCGTCTTTGAACGTCCGCCAATCGCCGCCCCAGGTGATCGGGATGCCAAGCTCCGCCGCCGCCGCTTTCACATGCTTTGCGAGCCGATGATAGAGCGGCCAATCCCACGAAACGTCCCCGTTGATGACCGGGGCTAGGTCAACCGCGTGGCCGGTGAGGTGTCGGCTGTTCATCGTTTTCGTCGCCTTCTGCGCGAACAGTTGGCGTTGCCGATCGATGGTGCGCCGACCCTCCAGAACGGCGAAGTCCAGATCGGACTTGCGGATGGCGAGTTGCACCACCTTGACCAGATCGGGATGCACGCCTTCAAGGCGGGCGAGGCTACGGGCGCCGAGTGCAAATGGCATAGACTGTTCCTTTGTTGAGACTTACCGGCGCGACGGATCGACCGCCCGCCTCATCGCCCACCGCGCCAGAACGACGCCGCACGCGAGAACAGAGCCGACACCCAGCGCATAGCCGAACGCGAACGCCAGCAGAGCCATGCGACCCCCACCCCGATAAGGACGCCCTCAGCGACGTGGACTAGTGGCCACATCAGCCGGGTTCAGGATCGACCGGCAGCGCAGCGGGGGCCGGGTGCTTGCCCTTGCCCAGCCGCTTGAGCTTCACCCGGTAGCCTGCATCGACCATCGCCTGAACCCATTCGGCGCGCTTGGCGTACCATTCGTCGTGGCGGCGCTTGGCTTCCTCGGGGGTCATGCGGCGGCGCTCTTTCCAGCGTCCCACTTTGTGCGGCGCCAGGTCAGATATTCCGCCGCTTCCTCCAGCGAGAAAAACGGCTTGATGTAGCGCACCGGATCGTCGGCATAGTCAGGGTCAATCACAGCGGCCATTGACCTAGCCCAGTTGGATTCCTTGAAGCCCTTTTCCTTGGCGTAGTGGTCAAAGTCTTTGTACGTCCCGACGCGGAACCCGTGGCAGAGCCGGGCCGGGTCGTTGTGCCAGATCGGAATGTAACCGCTCGTGTGCCGGTGCCCGCACGCAAGGATGTGGTCGCGATGGTCAAACAGCGTTTGACGCACCAGCGCGTGCGCCGGGTTGAATTGCGAACCGCCGGGGAAGTCGTGGCGCACGTTCATCGTGAACTCCGCGCCACCGGGCAGGCAGACCCGCATCCGGGCGCCGACGTTCTCGTACAGGCCCGGCAGCTTCTTAAGCCGGTGGATCACCTCCGACACGTCGCCCTTTTGTGTGTTCCAGGTGTCGTGATTGCCGCCAACCGTCACCAGCCACGGGATTTCGGTCAGCACCCACTCGATCAGGGTCAGGGCTTGACGGCTCGTGACCTCCTGATTGGCGTAGAGGCCCATGAGCCGCCCGACCCAGTTATTCGTTGTGTCGCCGATGTTGACCGCCATCATGCCCGGCGTGTCGCGACAGGTGGCGATGTCCCGCTCTAGGTCGGACCAAGCGCAACCGGGATCGTCGATATGGGGATCGCCAAAGAACGCCACGGCTATAGGACCGGGCATGGACACGCGAAGGGTTTGGAGCTTCGCGGCGTCGTCAAACGCCTTGCGCTTCAGGTGGCGGACCTTGAGCTGATCGATCAGCTCGCGCGCGTTTGGCTCGCCGTCATCCGGCAGGCTATCAACCTCGAAAATCGGGGCGTTCTGGCGAGGCTTGAACCGCTCGGGGTCGGGCTCTAGTCCATATTTGGACTTGGCAGTTTTGAGCCGGTCATAGACGCCGTTGCGGTTGATGCCGAGCCGGTCGGCGGCCTCGCGGATCGCGCTGCCCTCAAACGATCCCCGCCCCGGATCAAGGGGAAAGCCCTCCTCCAGACATTCGTTGATCGTCTCACACAGATGCTCAAGCCGTTCCCGGCTCCAAACCATCGTCATGGGCTATCACCTGTAGAAAAATCAGCCCGGCCCTTGGGCCAGTGGCCGAAGGTTTCAGGGTTGTCTAAGGCTTCTCGGCTATGGAAGTCGTCGTGACGGTCTCGACCTTGACCGTAGGCGCGTCGTCATCGTCACGCTCCACGCCCGCCCGGAACCCGTCCTTGCTGCCCGAGACGGCCAGACGCAGGCCCGCGATCGCAGCGAGCGCCACCAGGACCACACCGCCAAAGATCATCTGACCTTGGCCTAGCAGTTCAAGCTGCTTTCCCGCCGCGCTTGCCGGCCACGGGCCTTTCCAGATCACCCAGCCATAACCGAGCATCCCGGCGGTTGCAGAAACCCCGGCGCCCCATTGCATCCAGGTGGCAAGGGAACCCGCCCGAAGCATCCCGCCCCACGCTCTGCCGGGAGCGTGCCAGATCAGCGACGGCCAGCCCTTGAAGCTCACGACGCCGTACCGCCAGAGCGACGACGGCGCGGGGACGGCTCCTCAATCACGAAGTGCCGTTCCAGCAGCTCGCGGACGTACTTCAGTTGCTCCTCGACCCGGATCAGCGCATCCGCGGTGCCCCGGTGCGCCTTGGCCTCGGCATCCGCGCGAAGGTTTGCCGCAGCTAGATCGCGCTCCATTGCAGTGGCGACCCTTTCGGCGGTGTTTACCCGCCCCTCCAGTCTGACAAGCCAGACAATCGCCGCGATGGCCGCAAGGCCCATCGTGACCAGTTCACCCGAAACCGGCATCAATCGCCCCGACTGTTAGAGGTTTTAGCCAGTGACGATGGCGTTAGTCGCGGCGGCCTTCAGCGTGGCCAGCGCGCGACCGACCTCGTGAAGCGCGTAAATCGCCGCATCGTCCGTCTCGGTCGCCAGAACCGTTTGCAGTTCGGCGTCACGCTGTTCGGCGCGCTCTACCAGCGTGGTCAGAAGTTCAGTCTTGTCCATATCGCCCTCCTAGAGCGTCGTCATGAGGTTGGTGATGAGCGCCTGAAGTCGGGTGTTGTCGTCATCGTGGAGCGAGCGCGCATACATCGAGACGTGAGCAATTCGGCCCGTCCAGTAGCTGTTGCGGTTGCGCCCTATCCCGAAGTCCCAGTAGTCCATCGCGGGAATAGCCGCCGCGCTGCCCGACGTGGCGGTTTTGATCGTGTTCAGGTTCCATTGAACGCTGGACTTGCGGTTTTTGGGCGACCACGACGCGGCCACCACCACCGCCGTGTCGGATGCGAACGCGCTTGCGGTGACGCCAGACGACAGGCCAGGCGTCCAGGCATACGGCGTGCGAGCCCCGCCCGTGCCCAGCTCCCATCCAAACGCGCCCGTGTTTGCCGAGCCGATGCACGACATCACAGAGCTTGACGTAGTGGAAATGATCGCCACCACCGTCCATTCCCGAACGCCGCGCATTTCGCCCAGGATGCTTTCGCCGGCTGCATTGGCGAAGTTCATCCCGGTTCTGGCGCCCATCGAGCTAAACGTCGGGGTCGCCGAAACGACCGTGAGCGACGGCCCGCCGGCAATGTCGTTCGTGAACGTCCCGCCTGCCCCGCCGGAGTATTTGGCGGCGGTGAGATCGACCGACAGGAAACATGAGGCAAACGTCGAAGGCACGGTCATGCCACCACCCATTGATCGTTGCAGAGCCAGTTATAGAGCGGCGTTCCGTCGTAGAGCGTAACCGCCGGATCGCTGTCCCGGATGTTGCTTCTCGAGCCGAACGTCGGCCCGATATATCCGTCAGTGACATAGTTGTTGTAAGCGACCCGGAGCGTTCCGCCCGCCGCAGCGTCCAGTTCGATAGTGATCACCCCGGCGTTGTCGCCCGTGCCGTCGTCGGTGATGGTAACGCTCGTGATGTTGGCGCCGCTGTAGGAGAACCCACGGTTTGCCGCGCTCGCTACCAGCGTCGTGTCCACCGTCAGAGGCGGGACCGGAACATGGATCGGAACGGTGATCGTGCTACCGACCCGCGTAGGCGTGCCCGTAATGTGGCAAGGGTTCCAGCCCTGCCCGTTGAGCAGCCGCTGATAAATCAGGCCCAGCTTTTCGCCGTAGTTGCGCGTCGATATGGACGTCAGGTGGACGTCGTTGGCGCCCGTGAAGATCAGGTGATAGGTCGGACCCGCGCAGTAGAACCCGCCGCCCGCCCGGTGCAGCTCGATAGCCGCAACAGCGATTTCCGCCCAGGTTCCGGTTGACGCGCTCATGGCCTGCTGATCGATCAGCATCTTCAGCGTGCCGACACTGCCCAGCGCCGCGACGTCGAAGTAGTTTTCGAGATCCTGGCGAAGCGTCGTGAGGCTGCTCTTGTAAGCCGAGCGCGTAGTTCCCGCCGCAGCGTCCGCCTCGCCGTGCTTCCAGATCACGGCGCCGACTTCGTAGCCATAGCCTGCCGCGTCGCAGAGGTCCTTGGCCGCGAGAACCGCAGTGACGGTGTTCGGGAAGTGGTTAGCTGCGGTGCGACTGAGGTTGGCAATCGTGAACGCCCCGCGAGCGGTAGACGAAAACATGCCCGCCGACGTCATCCGCAGGGCCATACCAGAGGCAAACGACTCCCTGATAATCGTCGGATCGGTGGCGCTGTTGGCCTCTTGCAGCGTTACCAGCGACGTAATCTGGCCAGGATAGATTGTCGTGTTGACGTTGGTTTCGCCCGTGCGGTCGTACACGGGGCGGATACCGCCGTTGAACTGGAAATGCCCCGTAACCGGCGACGTCGTGATAATCGACGCGCCGTCTGGGTCCGTGCCCAGCGCGAGCGACTGGCCGTAGATGACGGCGTGCTTGAGGTTGGTCGAAGAGCCGCTGCCGCTACCGCTGCGGCGGCCCTGACCAATCCGACCGATGCGGCCCGGTGCAAGAAGGCTCGTCATCAAGCCACCGGGATGACGTTGAGAAAGCCGCCCGCCGTGTCTTGCAGAACGGCGATCTTGTGGCCCGACGTGATCCGCAGGTGGAACTTCTCTCCGCTTTCCAGCGGGATATCGTTCGTGGTCGCGGTCGGGTTAGAGCCGGCGGCGATGAAACACCGCGTGTTCGCGTGAACCAGAACTTCAGTCCCGGTGATGGCCGCCGATTGGGCGGACGAACCGGCGACAGTCACGCGGGTCAGAGCGGTTCCGTAGGTCCGGGTTCCGACCGTCGCAACGCTGCTGATTTGGGTGTCCTGCTTGGCCTCGGTCGCGGGCGCCGCGATCACCTTGGCCAGCAGCGCAGCCAGCGTCGTTTGCGTCGCGATGCCGTTAAAGGCGGCGAGCAGAGCGGCGCGCTGGGTCGTGTCTTCCAGATGGTACGGCGTATGCACGCCGCCCGAAATGTCAGTCTTGAGGCTCGTACCCGCGCCCTGGGTAACGGTAAGCGTAGCGTCGGCCATGTTAGATTACTCCGAGCAGAGTTGAGTTGGCAGGAAGGGAAAAGTCGAGCCGGCCCGCCAAAAGCGGAGCGCGGAGCAGTTCGAGCATATCGTCGGCGTCCGAGCCCGCAGCCAGAAGCCCGGCGTCGATCAGCACCTGAAGGGCGGACTTTCCATCTAGGCCGATGGTGTGAACCTCCACGGTCGGGGGTCCGTCACCGGGCTGGATGACCACCGTGGCGCCTTGCCAGCTTGTGCCGGTGCCGTTGTTGCTCCCGGCGCCCGTCGGCGCCACGTTGAAGCCGTATGTGGTGATGGTTCCCGACCAAGGCGTTGATGGCGTCGTCGGGGTTTCGTCGTGGATCGCAAACGCATAGGGATTGTTGATGGAAAGCGTCGCGATTTGCGCTCGCGTCAGGATCACTTGCCGGCTGTAGTTATCGACCCCGGCGCTAAGCTCGATCCGGATTTTTCCGCCAATCTCGAAGTAGAGATTTCTGGCCGAAATGTTTTCGTAAGTGCCTGTGGTGGCCGTTTCGATTTTGACCACCAGCACAAGGCCGGAGCGACCATGCACGGCTATGTTGCCGAGGTCATCGACCACGGCGCGCTGAGTAGCGGTCATCGGGGATTCCTTATAGAGGCTTTGGATGCGGGGCCCGCAAAGCGGCGGGCTACGCGCATTCGATCAAGTGACGTCAACCGCCCCGGAATAGCTGCGATAGGGCCAAAGCTCACAAGTAAACCGGACCACATCGCCAGCCGTGCCGGGGACAGTAACGTCTAGCGTTCCGAAGCCGTCGTGGGCGGGCTTTTGTTCGGTGTCGGTAACTTCGCCGCCCGACACGAGGTAGATGGTCACAACCGTATGTTCAGGGACATCGAGCGCCAGCGTGGCGCCCGCAGCTATCGTCGCAGGTTCGCCCGGCGCAAATGAGGGCCGGGGCGACAGCGTTGGCGAGGCGCCAATCCCGCTGACGTATTTCTTTTCGCTTGAGGCTAAAAAGTAACCAACGCTCAAAAACGATTCACCGGCCCCCGTGTTAGCAGCAGCCAGGCTGCTATCCCCGACAATCATTCGCGCAATAGCGCCAGTGATGCTGTCGTAGATTACAAAATTGCCAGTCGCCATCAGGTCGCCTTTTTCATTTCCGTAATCGAAAGCGATCTATTTGTGATGTCCATGCTGCCGCCGCTCGTGTTGCGGAGATAAACCTTGAAGGTGTGGGATGCCGCCGAAAGTCCAGCGACTAGCCACCTGAATGAGCGAGTGTTGCGTGACGTGGCGGTGACGGTTGCGCCGAACCGAACCTGGATCTCATCGTAGTGGTTAACCTCATTTGATGAAACCACATTGAAGGTGTTGTCTATGTGCAGATAATAATAATAATCGTTGTTGTTGTTTACTGCGTCCAGAATATGAACGTCCACATAAAGCGGCTCACCGGTGGTTGTGATTGTTAAAGTCAGCAGTTCATTACCGAAGTTGGTAGCAAGACTTTGGTTTACCTGAGTGAGTAGGGAGTCTGAATAAACCGAGCCGACTTGGTGGACGGCCTTTGCGACCACTTGCGTTGTATCGACCTGATCGAGCGTGGCGAGATCGCCCTGACCGGTGACGGTAGCCGCGCCGGTGGTGACGGGGCTAAGAATGAGCCGATCCCCCAGCGCGCCGAATGTGTTGCGATAGCTGACCGCGACATCATAGGCCGTTGACCCGAGAAGGCCGGCGACCTCCGCCTCAATGGTGGCCGGACCAAACTCGCCGTAAGAGTACCAGTCAGTGGTCCCGTTGACGCGGTATTCGACAACCACCTTTGAGGCGGTGACGCTGGTAGGCACGGCGCCGGTTAGCGCGACGGCGGGGGTTGTTCCCGTGCCCGCCGCGATAGACCAGTCAGAACCCGAGGGCGTCGGGACCGTCGCGGGGTCAACCGTCCCGAGCGTCGGGCTGGACGGCGCCACGCCCGTCTTTCCCAGCGCCCACGCGTGCTTTGCCGCCGTTTCGCTGCGGAACGTCACCGTCACCACATCCCGCGCCGGGTCATAGGACCGTGACAGAACGAGGCACTTCTGAGAGGCCAGCGCAAACCCGTCTTCATTGATGGTGAAGGCGTCGCCCGGCTCCAGGTCGCGAAGGTAGGGCTTTAGCGTGATGGTCCCGGTGATGCCCTCGCGGCTGTCGGCTATATCGTAAGCGGCAAGCTGCGCGGCTTGGTCGGCGTTGGCCACATAGGCATACGTCACGCCACGCGAGCGCGTCGCCCCGCCGTCTTCGGTGACATAGGTGGAACTGGTGACAGGCTCCAGATCGACCATTTCCCATTCGTGCGCTTCCTGAACGCACCGGGGAATGATGGTGTTGATGCGGCCTTCACGCGGCGAGCCGGCGCGGAAGTCAAACGGCCCTGCCGTGTCCGCCGCCGTGATGGTGACGACAGACGACGGGTTCGCCGCACGCGAGACGCAACTGATCTTGCCAGCCTTGCGCGAGGGCACCGCCCCGCCCGCCTGCAACAGTGCTTCAAGAACCTGATACTTGTCGTCGCCCGACGGCGCGTCAGAGTAGGCGACCGCCGAAACCGTCCAGCTATTGGTGTCCGCCACGTTGGCCGCCGCGATAAACGCCGCCACGTCGATCCCGTCCACCGAAGATCCGATGCCGCCGACCAGAACGCCGTTGTGCTTGATGCCCAGCGCCCACTTCAGAGCGTTGATAATCGGGTTAGTCGAATAGACCCAGGTTGACGGCGTAGCGAGGCGACAGGAGCCCGACCCGCCCGGCCATGTGCTATCCAGCCGGGGGTCCCACGACTTGATGCCCTGTATTTCTTGGAGCGTTCGCGGGATACCGGCAGGCCAGTATTTGAAGTCGCCGTCCTGTTGCAGCGTAATCATCGAACAGGCGTAGCCCGACAGCTTGTGCGACGCTCCCCAATCACTCAGCGATGCGGCTGGCGAAACAGTCGGCGAGGTCAACGCGGTGTCAGGCTGGTCTCCCAACTTGGTCTGGCGATACAGGCGACCGGCGGGCGAGCCGTTCATGGCCTCGCCGGTGAATGAGACCGTCGCCCCGTCCACCAGGAAGTCGCCATAAGCGTTGATGGGACCGCCGCCGCTGTAGACCGTGACGTTGGCCAGAAAGCGATTGTTGGCGCCGTAGGTGTCGCGGTGAACGATGACGCCCGACACGCCGCGACGGCCCAGAACGAACGGAATAGCCGCGTTAGGGTCTGCCGCCCATTCGGTAGGTCGGCCCTCCGCAGCAGCAACGTCGGGCTTTGTAACGCCCGTCAAAATCGCAGAAATTGCTACGCTAACCGCTATTTTGGCAGCCTCAATAGCCGCCAAAGTGGCCACGGTTGCAACCACTTGACCAGTCGAAACACCAGCAGCGATCAGGGTTGCGGCGGCTGCAACTATCTGCGGCATGGGTTACACCTCCACGCCGCGACCGCGTAGTTCAGGTCGGGCTGCATGACAGCGCAAAGCCCGTCTTTAATCCCCAGCACGCGCCCGTTACCCACCGACACGACCAGCGCCATGTCCCAAAGCGAGCCCTCGCACGCCAGCCCGATCACATCGCCCGTCGTGGCCATCGCAGGCGGGATGCGAAACACCCGATCGATTGCGTCCATCGCATCGCCAAGGCCGTTAAAGCCCCGCGCCCGCAACTCCTTGGCCGCGCCCATCTCGGACGAATAGACCGCGCCCTTCATGAGCGAGGTTGCGATGCCAAGATGTCGCAGGTTATGCGCCGCGATCTTGGCGCAATCGACCTTGCCCCAGGCCATCGCCTTGCCGCTGAACCGGTCAATGCAGGCTTGCGCGGCCTCGCTGCGGACAACAATAGGAGGCGTCATCAGGACCGCCCACCGGGGCCACGCGGACGGCTTGTGGCGACGACTGTGGTAGGCGCGGTCGCTCGCCAGTAAACCTTGCGGACCAGCGCCGTCACCTTCTCCAGCCCCAGCTCGCCGGAGAAGCACGCCTGATGAAACGTGTTGACCAGCTTGCGCTCTTCGTTGCGCTCCAGAAGCCGGGCCTCTTCGGTCCCACATTCCAGGGTCAGCGCGTAACCGGCCTCGCCGACAAACAGCGACGGATAATCCAGTTCGCCCCGGAACAGGGTTTCGACCGTGCCGATGCTGGCGCCGGTCGCGGTGTTGACCGCGCCTTGGTAGACGAACACCCGTGCGTCTTGCTCTGCCGTCGCCGCGAGTGTCGCGATTGCCGCCGACGACGGCGGGTGCAGCGTGATAGTCGCCCGCGTGGTCTGGCCGTCGATCCCGTCGTTGATGATGTCCACTTCACCGAGGGCGCCATAGGTCGTGTTGTAGGCGCTGTAGAGTTGCGCGGCGATGGTGATGTCAGCCCCGCCCGACACGAGGTAAATAGTCCCACCGGATAGCGCGATAGAGACGGCGGTGAAGGTCGTGAGGCCCGCCGCCTGAAACTCGGTTTTGAGTGTGGCGTCCACTATCGCCGCTCCTCAATCGTAAAGGTCAGACCCTCAATCAGACGGTTGACGCTGATGTTCATGGCCCCATCGGGAAGGCTCACGAACCCCTCGACGGTGGCCGGGTTAACGATCAAGGCCGCGTTGTCAGCCGGCGAGGCGCGAAGCATCGGACGCAGGGCCAGCGTCGCCGCCCCCGCCCCGCTCGCCGTGACCGCCGTCGTGGTCTGGTAGAGGTACTGAAGCCCCGACACCGACACGCCGATAAACTTGCCCTTGGGGATGGCGTAGCTCGCCGTCCAGGCATCGGTGATGAGCGACGTACCGGTCTGCGTCGCACCGTTGACCAGCGGCGTTCCCGGCGAGCCGATGGTGATGCCCGGCTCCGGCAGTTGCAGGATGCAGGTATCCGTCTCGTCCAGGATGTTGACCCAATCCAACGCTTGCGCGGCGGTCATGGGCGGCATTTCCACATCAAACGCCCAGTGGGAGCCCGACCGCGCGATCCGCTGCGTAGCCCCGCCAAACGCTGGGCGAAGGTCAGCCCGAACCGTGACCAGCCGAGGCGTGATGGATCGGGGCGGCGGGCTAGTTGGAAGCGTGACGCTCATCGCCGCGCCCTCGCCACCGTGTAGCGACTGGCCTTGTCGCCGCGCTGTTTCTCACGCGCGACGGCGCCGAGAACCTGCGCGTCGCCGTTTGCCGCAATCTGGTTCATCTGGTTGAGCAGGTCTTGCGTGACCACAGCGCCGCGCATGTCAAAGACGTTGGTCGCGCCTTGACGTTGGCCGCGCTCGCCCTTGGTGATGTTGACCATTTCGCCGGGCGTGGCGCGGAACTGCACCAGCTTGCTATCCATTGCGCCCGAGCCGCCGACCGTGAAAGAACCGCCCGTGGCAAAGCCCGGCGTTGACCCACTGCCGCCGGTAAAGATGCTAGCGATTGCGCTAATCCAGCCGCCGCCAGATGAACTGCTGCCAACCGCGTTGAACAGGTTGTTGATGCCCTGGTTAATCAGCTTATCGACAAACTGATTAGCCACGTCGGCAAAGAAATCTTTCAGCCGACCGGCGCGGACAGCATCGGTGAAGCTGTGGCCGAACGAGACGAACTGAGCGCGAAGCTCCTCGACGCGTTCGGTTGACATGACCTTGCCGCCGAAGATGCTCACATCAGGCGAAGCGCCGCCGTGGCCGTTGTCGTTGACCGGCGCGTTAGGGCCGCGCGGGTTTTGCTTGCCGCCGATGCCGGGCAGGGTGATGCCGACGTGATCCTGCATCTTGCCGAACGCCGCCTCGACCTTCGCCGTGGCATCCAGAGCGGGCTTAACCATCTCTTTATCGAGGCGGGAGAAGTGAGCGGCGATCCCGTCCACCATGTCGGGGACATAGGAATGCCCCACCACCGCGTCCCACATGTCCTTAAAGAACCCGGTGACGGCGGCGATCTTCTGTTGCACCGCCTTAACGACGTCGGTGAACTTGTCGACCAGCCACGTCTTGACGCCCTGCCAGGTCTTCTGGACCCACGACACGACGTCGGGGAACATGGCGGCAAAGGCGCGCACAATGCCCGTGGCCATCGTCACGGCGGCGTCTTTCAGGTAGCCGAACATGGCCGAGAAATCGCCACGGAACAGGGCCGCCAGCGCGTTCAGGATATCGGTCAGGACTTCAATCTGCGTTCCGACGATAGACACCACGCCATTGAAAACGCGCGTCGCCACATCGAGGAAAAAATGCATCGGCCCTTCAAGCGAACCGCCCTTGCCGAACAGACCGATCAGCGCCGCGCCAAGGGAGGCGAACAGCGACTTGGCCGCATCAATCAAGGGGGTAATTTTCGGGCCGAGGACTTCGGCGACCGTCGCGCCCCACTCCTCCAAAACCGGCATAATCTGTTTGCGGAACAGGAGGAACACCGCCACCAGCGCGCCGACCGCAAGAATGACCGGAGCGAACGGCGCCAGGAACGCCACCAGCGCCGCGACGGCAGGCCCGGCCAAAAGCCCGGCAATCGTCCCAACCGCTGAGATCAGCATCCCGACGCCGACCAAAACCGGGCCAATCGCAGCCGCAATCAGGCCGCCGATCAAGACGAAGTTCTGCATTGCCGGCGACAGTTTGTCGAAGCCGTTTAGCAGGGCCGTCAGCTTTTCAATCACGGGCGTGATGACGGGGATTAGCTTGGCGCCAATCACTTCGGTCAATTCGCCGAACGCGATTTGCAGGCGTGCATAGGGGTTAGCATTTGCCGCCGCCTTGGCCGATCCGCCGAACTGGCGTTCAAGCTCGCCAAGGATAATGGCCTGCGCCTCTGCGGCGCGTCCGGTATCGACCAGCGACTTGATTAGCGTCTTCTGGTCGGCGGTGAACTGGATACCCGCCCGGCCCATTGCGGTCAGGCCCTTAACCGGATCGTTCAGCGCCTTGCCAACCAAAAGCGTCGCGGCCTGAAGGTCCATCTTCATCCGCGTAGCCAGATCCACAACAGCCACTTGCGCGCGGTCAAACGTCGGCCCGGCGATCTTGCCGAACGTCAGCAGGTTGGCCGTGACCTTTCGCAGAATCTCGTCATCGTCGATGGCCGCCATGTCTTGCAGCGACTTGGCCGACGCCTGTAGCTGTTCAGCCGTCTTGCCGCTCGCGCCGCCCATCGACTTGAGCGCCGCCTGAACCTGGGCAAAGGCATCCGCCGACTGTTGGGCCGCTTGAACAGACGCCACGCCAAACGCCGCAATCGGAACCGTCAGCCCCAGCGTGAGCGTTTGGCCGATGCCAGTAAACTTGGCCGACAGCTTTTGCATGTCGCGGTTGAAGCGGTTGAGCGTGCGCTGCGCGCCGTCCAAGCCCTTTTCAAACGCCGCTGTATCGGCTCCA